CAAAAGAAATTGTATTTCAAGCACCAGATATTACGTTGGCCAATGCTACTGCTGTGGCTTTGGTTCAATCATGGGTTCCAAACGAACACAGTCTATCGGTTACAAATATTGCTGGAGAATTTATAGATGGTGAAATGATTATTGGATCATCAAGTAATGCACAATATGTATTATCAACATTTGATCCAATGGAACAACCAGCAAGAAAAGAAAACTACGATAATCAATACATAGATACTCAGGCTGGCAATATTGTTGATATGTCAGAATCTAATCCATTTGGAAAAATATAATGGCCAATATATTCTATAACCGAGTAATGAGAAAACTTGTCGTGGGTTTTGGTAACGTATTTGACAATATTACTTTGGTTCGTTATAACTCCGACAACTCAGAAGCAGAACGTTTCTTGGTGCCTATTGCTTATGCAGCCAAAGAAGATTATGTAATGCGACTTGAGGGTGATTACAATTTGGACAAAAAAGTTCAAATGACATTACCACGTATGTCTTTTCAGATGACTGGAATGAAATATGATTCTTCTCGAAAATTAAATACTAATGTTAAATCTTTTGCACAACAATCTGGCGGTGGCATATCCGCACAATACAATCCAGTACCATACGACTTTGATTTTTCTTTGTTCATCTATGTGAGAAACATTGAAGACGGCACACAGTTGATTGAACACATCATACCATACTTTACACCAGACTATACAATCAAACTCAATCTTATTCCTGAGATGGGAATCACCAAAGAGATTCCTATTATATTGAATAGTGTTGATATGCCTGTGGACTTTGAAGGTGACAGAGAAAGAGACACAAGAGTTATTATATGGACTTTGGACTTTACAGTCAAAGGATTTATTTTTGGTGGTGTTTCGGATGATATTAAGATTATTAAAACGTCCATTACAAATATATACAATGACATATCACCTGATGATGTGGTTATATTCAATATGACAACACCAGGTATTGGTCAATATCAAATTGGTGAAACGGTGTATCAAGGTTATTCACATACATTGTCTACGGCTTCGGGTAAAGTAGTTGAGTTTAATAATAATCAATTACATCTATCAAACATTACTGGTAACTTTGTAGCTGGACAACCAATCTATAGTGTATTATCAAATTCAAGTTACACTTTTGATTCTTATGTTGTTCAGCCACACAAATATGTGGACATTACGACAACACCAAATCCAATTGATGCTACGCCAGCAAACAATTATACATATAATACAGTAGTAACGGAATATCCAAACTAAAATGCTATGAATAATTTTGATAAGAACATGGAAGAAATATTTGATGTGACTCCTACTGAGCCTAAAAAGGCACAACCGATTGTTACGACACACTACAATCCACCAAGCGATGATAAGCAGGACTTGGTGGATGCGTATCAACAATCTAAAGAAAACATCCAAGAAATCATTGATTCAGGCAAAGATGCTATGGAAGAAATACTTCAAATTGCCAAAGCAGGTCAACACCCAAGAGCATTTGAGGTTTATGCCACTCTCTTAAAGAACATGACAGAAGCCAATGATAGACTTCTGAAGATACAAAAAGATATGCGTGAGATAGAAGGTAAGAATAAAAGTTCTGGTACTAATATTGATAAGGCTATATTTGTGGGAAGTACGGCTGAATTGAGTAAATTATTAAAAGGTAAAGATGGCAGTTAATACTAAGGATTCTTATAGAGATAATCCCCTCTTAAAAAGAGCTGGCGTTGAGGTAAGCTATACACAAGAACAAGTTGACGAATACATTAAGTGTGCTGGTGATGCCACTTATTTTGCCATGAAGTACATGAAGATTGTTAACGTTGATGAAGGTCTAATACCATTTAGAATGTGGGACTTTCAAAAAGAAATGTTGGAGTTATTTCAAAACAATCGTTTTGTTATTACTAAATGTCCTCGTCAGGTGGGTAAAACCACAACGACCGTAGCGTATCTCTTACATGCAACCATCTTTACAGAATCACAGAACGTAGCCATTCTGGCCAACAAAGGTTCTTTGGCTCGTGATATTCTGGCCAAATACCAATTGGCTTATGAAAATCTACCACAATGGTTACAACAAGGTGTAATCACATGGAACAAAGGTAATGTGGAACTAGANAATGGTTCTAAACTGATTGCTGCATCCACGTCCAGTTCTGCTGTTCGTGGAGGATCATTCAATATTGTGTTCTTGGATGAGTTTGCTTTCGTTCCAGCCAATATGGCACATGAGTTCTTTAACTCAGTTTATCCTGTTATTTCATCTGGTAAAACGACCAAGATTATTATTGTATCTACACCAAACGGAATGAATTTGTTCTATAAATTGTGGTCTGATGCGGTTAATAAGAAGTCCGATTACATTCCTTTTGAGATTCATTGGTCTATGTTACCAGGCAGAGATGAGGAATGGAAAGAACAGACAATTAGAAACACCTCGTTGAGACAGTTTCAGCAAGAGTTTGAAACCATGTTCTTGGGTTCATCGAATACACTTATTTCTGGTATTAAATTACAAGGTCTGGTGTATAAAGATCCTATTGCCAATCATGACCTACTTAAAATTTATGAATATCCGGTCAAAGAAGATATCGAATCTAATATTAAAGACCATTTGTATTGTATTTGTGTGGACGTTTCTGAAGGTAAGAACCTAGACTCATCAGCCTTCACGGTGTTTGATATATCGGAAACACCATATAAACAGGTGGCCATGTATAAGAGTTCGTCTATTTCGCCAATCATGTTTCCCACGGTCATCTATAATGCAGCCAGATATTATAATGATGCATACATTTTGGTTGAAATTAACAACAATCCACAAGTAGCAGACACTCTACATGCTGACCTAGAGTATGAAAATGTACTCAAAGTGTTTACGGGTAACAAGAAAGCACAACAACTATCTGCTGGTTTTCAACGTGGAACACAGATGGGACTCAAAATGTCACCAGCAACCAAGAGAATTGGTTGTTCCAATCTGAAAACTTTGATTGAAACGGACAAACTCCAGATATGTGACTTTGATACTTATTCAGAGTTAACTACTTTTGTGGCAGACAAGACTTCATTTGCGGCTGAAGAAGGTGCAAACGATGACGTAGTGATGACGTTGGTGCTTTTTGCTTGGGCAGCCACTCAAAAGTACTTTAGGGAAATTGTTAATCACGATTTGAGACAACAACTTCAGTTACAAACTATGAATCAAGTTGATGAAGATGTGTTACCAGCACCAATCATTCAAGACGGATTAGACAACCCTTTGTTGATTGAAGGTGGTGATGTATGGGAAATGGCTGGATCTGGAGATGTTTACTCAGGATATTTCAGGAGTTTACATAGGTAATGTAAAAACCGTTCTTCATAAATATCCTCATGGTAGACACTGCCAAGAAACACATAATAATTCAAGGAGAATAAAATGGCATTTCAAATCTCTCCAGGCGTAAATGTATCTGAAGTTGACTTAACAACAGTCGTACCTTCAGTTCTAACGACTTCTGGTGCATTTGCTGGAACATTCAAATGGGGTCCAGTAGACAAATTAGTCCTAGTAGACAGCGAAATTACTTTAGCAAAAACTTTTGGTACACCAGACACAAACTCGGCAGTATCTTTCTTTACAGCTTCTAATTTCTTATCTTATGGTAACAATCTAACTATTGTTCGTGCCGTTGGAGATGCATCATATAATGCTGATGCCAACACCTCACAAACAAATATTCAGATGGCAAACTCCGATACTTTCCAAGCAACATTGTTGAATACAGACAATGCCAATTTGTATGGATCTTTCATGGCTAGATACCCAGGTAAACTAGGTAACTCTTTGTCTGTGGCAGTTTGTTCTAACACAGCAACATTTAGTGCGTGGACATACAAAGGTTATTTCACAAGTGCTCCAACTACTTCTGATTATATTACAAATGCTGGTGGTTCTAACGATGAGATGCACATTGCTATCATTGATACTGGCGGTTTGTTCTCAGGTACACAAGGTACAATTTTGGAAACATACCCATTTGTATCTAAAGCTTCTGATGCTTCAATAAATGGTTCTTCAAATTACTACAAACAAGTTATATTCAATAACTCTAAGTATGTTTATGCTGTGGATCCTGTTGATTATGCAAACACAAATGCAACATGGGGCAAAACAGCTAATACAGTTTTTGCTAAAGTAACCAATCAATTGGTTAACTTGGCTGGCGGTACTGATGTTGTTCCAACAGATTCTGATTTGCAAACTGCTTATACATTGTTCGAAAACAAAGAACAAGTTGACATTTCATTGGTTGTTACTGGTGATGCTTCAGTTGCTGTTCAACAATTTGTTATTGACAACGTGGTTACACCAAGAGCAGATTGTATTGCTTTGATTTCTCCACCTTCTACAGCAGTTGTTAATCAAGCAGGTTCAGAAACAACAAACATTCAAACATGGTTGACATCATTGTCACGTTCATCTTCTTATGTTGTTGCCGATTCTGGTTGGAAATACCAATTAGACAAATACAATAATGTATATCGTTGGGTACCATTGAATGGTGACGTTGCTGGTCTATGTGTATACACAGACACAATTAAAGATCCATGGTTCTCACCAGCTGGTTTCAATCGTGGCGCAATCAAGAATTGTATCAAGTTGGCATGGAATCCAACAAAAACTTACCGTGACACATTGTATTCAGCTGGTGTAAATCCTGTTGTATCATTTGCTGGCCAAGGTACAGTATTATTTGGAGATAAAACTCTACAATCTAAACCATCCGCTTTTGATAGAATCAATGTACGCAGGTTGTTTATTGCTCTAGAGAAATCAATTGGTACTGCTGCTAAATTCTCATTGTTTGAATTGAACGATGAATTTACCCGTGGCCAGTTTGTTGCTTTGGTAACACCATTCCTAAGAGACATTCAAGGACGCCGTGGTATTACAGACTTCAAAGTAGTTTGCGATACAACAAACAACACACCAAATGTAGTTGATAGTAACCAATTTGTTGGCGACATCTACATTAAGCCTGCTCGTTCTATTAACTTCATTCAATTGAATTTTGTTGCTGTTGGAACTGGTGTTGACTTTACTACAATCGTTAACGCAGCTTAATAAATAGCTAATAATAGGAGAATAAAATGGCATTTAATGTAGCAGAATTCAGAGCGAATATGATTGGCGAGGGTGCTCGTCCAAATCTATTCTCTGTCGATTTACATTTCCCTACTTCCGTGGCAAACGGATCGGCTTCGGCACAAAAGGCAACTTTTATGGCCAAGTCAGCACAACTACCAGGTTCAACTGTTGGTACTGTTACTGTTCCTTACTTTGGTCGTGAACTAAAGTTTGTTGGAAACAGAACCTTTACTGATTGGACTATAACAATTATCAACGATGAAGATTTCTTGATTCGTAATAGCATCGAGAATTGGTTGAACTTGTTGAACAGTCATGCTGGTAACGTCCGTTCTGATACTGCTTTAGCACCATCAGGTTATTCTGTTGATGCTTCTGTTACTCAATACGGTAAAACTGGAAACACACTCAAGAAATATAATTTTGTTGGTTTATTTCCAGTTGATTTGGCAGCAATTGATTTAGATTGGGGCACAAATGACTCTATTGAAGAATATGCAGTAACGTTTGCATTCCAATACTGGGAAGCGGATAATACAACAACTTAATACTTTATTATTTTATAGTAGAGGAGCTTCGGCTCCTCTTTTATGGTTACTTGAAATGGATTTTTAAAAAATATGGCAGCTATCAATAAGTTTTCTCTCTTCGGTTTTTCTATTTCTCGGGACAAGAACGAGGCAGAACAGGCCGTACAACAATCGTTTTCGCCTCCAACGAATGACGATGGTGCTCTGACGATAACTTCTGCGGCCTACTATGGTACGTATGTTGATTTAGATGGTACAGCAAAGAATGAGGTTGAGTTAATTTCTCGTTATCGTGAGATGGCAATGCAACCAGAAATCGAATCGGCAATTGATGATATTGTTAATGAAGCCATTTGTCAAGATGACGATGGTAAGATTATTGATATCGTATTGGATAACTTAAAAGAATCCGATAAGATTAAAAAAGCCATTCGAGAAGAGTTTCAAATTGTTCTCAAGCTGTTAAACTATAACAACATGGCATCCGATATCTTCCGTAGATACTATATTGACGGCAAGATGTACTACCATATTATTATTGATAAAGAAAATCCAACTCAAGGTATCAAAGAACTCAGATACATTGACCCACGTAAACTTCGTAAGGTACGTGAAGTCAAAAAGAAAAAAGATGAACGCACTGGCGTTGATGTAATGGATGTGATTAATGAATATTATATTTACAATGACAAGGTCACTACTGGCGCATCTAGTAATTTTGGGCCTGTTGGTGTTCGTATCACTACTGATTCCATTATTTCAGTTGTCTCCGGTCTTATGGACTCACGTAGAGCGGTTGTCTTATCATATTTACACAAAGCTATTAAGCCTTTGAATCAATTGCGTATGATTGAAGATGCTACGGTAATCTACCGTATCTCTAGAGCTCCTGAAAGACGTATATTTTATATTGACGTAGGTAACTTGCCTAAATTGAAGGCTGAACAGTACCTCCGTGACATCATGGTTAAGTACAAGAACAAGTTGGTATATGATGCCAACACAGGTGAAGTCAGAGATGACCGTAAGTTCTTATCCATGATGGAAGACTTCTGGTTGCCACGTAGAGAAGGTGGTAAAGGTACAGAGATTACAACATTGCCTGGTGGACAGAATCTAGGTGAGTTGGAAGACGTTAAGTATTTTGAA